TGATGCGGTTATCGATGTACGTTTTCGTGTCTGCCGGGTAAGTGATGGCGGTGGAGCCAGCGTCCGCAAAGACATTATTAATTCCAAGTAATGTCGTTATCTCGGTCGGAGACAGGGTGATTTCGTTTGTTGATTGCAATAAATATACAAGTTTTTTCCCTGTTAAAAATGCTTTCAGGTCTTCAACGGTAGAAATGGAATCATCCCGCAAGCCTATAACAGGTGAAGTCGATGAATTCCAAGGTGCAACTGCCACGTTATTAGTGTCTAATGCGTTTCTTGTCGACCCAACAGTTTTGTAAACTTCGCTAATAAAATCTGCTGACCCCAACCGTTTATTGGGTACTGATACTTTAAATACTGGCACGCTCAAGGCCGTAGTATCAATAATCCATTCAAGCGTCCCCATGTCCACCATAGCCCTATCCACCACCAGTTTCCCGCTCACCACATCCAGCTTCCCGCCGTAGACCGTGCCAGCTTCAGCGGGGAAGGTGACTTCGTAGGTCTGGCCTTGGTAGGGTTCGTAGACGGTTACGGTGGAACCTGGTTCAAGTTGCAAATCGGTAACGGTACAAGCAGGCTGTGAGCTGTAGCGCAAAGTAATGTAGTAGTCTTTTTCAAGCGTGAAAGAGTTTGACGTGGTGCTCTCGTTAATGTAGCTAACCCGATCGCCATATACTTTCGCATCATCCCCAAGCTTGTATACATTCAAGGATCCTGTGCCAACATAAACCCCAGATATTGTATAAGTTCCAGCTTTTAGCAGGCACACTTTCGTAGATACAGCAGCGCTTCCTTGACCACCGGAGAACACATCAACAGCATACCCGCTGTCTCTTTTGCTGATCGTTGTACCCTCAATACTCAGTCTGCCTGTGCTTGTATTTACAAGCCCAAGGTCGAAAAGATTCTTTCCGCATCTCGTTACCTTCACGCCATCCCATCCTGTGATGGGGCGTACATTTTCCGGGGACGGGTCACCTTCACCTTCCTGCACAGGATCGATGGCTACTTCCACCTTGCGCATGGGCATACCGTCCGCTCCGTCCTCAAAGGTTACGAGCGAGCCAGAAGCGGTTCCATAGATGGCATCTGCCTTGTGCGTTATAGCGCTCTTTAATCCAGTTACATCATCACTCAACTGCGAGTAATCAGCCGGGATGGAAGCCGCTACATCCTGTGCCGTCTGTGCGGCCTGAGAAGCCGTTTCAGCGTCTGTGTGTGCGGAAGAAGCAGATCCGGCGGCGGCAGTTGCGCTTGATGTAGCAGAAGATGCCGCTCCAGTTGCCGTGGTAGCAGATGTGCTTGCAGATGTAGCCGCAGAAGATGCGGTTTCCGCACTGGCGGCGGCTTGCCGAACATATTCTTTAATAGATTCAACTGCGCTTTCAGAACCAGCCCCATTAAATCCGGGGGAAGCTTCTACGTACTCTACAAACCGGGCTGTGCCAATATCCTCTTCTCCGTGCGTGATTCGGATCTGTGCCGCACATTCACCCGATACTATAGTTTCCTGTTCAGCAGTGTTCCATTTGATAAGATTGGTTTCTGTGCTGTCAACCGTTACAGTTGATACAAAATAATTACCATCGGATTTTAAGACATAAAGATCAGCGGTATAAGCACTACAATCTAAGGCTACTCCATCCTGTATGATGTTAACGCCCAACGGCCTACCTATATCACCTTGCGAAACCTTCAAACGAGGAATAATCCCTTTCTGCGGGGAAATATCAACCGTAATAATTTGCCTTTCCATGTATACTTAACCCCTTTCCATTACGTGCGTCCCGTGATAGTAACGGCTTTAGCATGGGCGAATACTGGTCGGATGGTTTCCGAAGTAGTGCCGCCATTGTTTGTGATAGTGAAATATCCTGCATATGTTGCCCACGACAGATTAACCGGAGGATAATTTTCCTTTGAGGATGAAAAATTCCACGTAATCAATCTGTGATCCGCAGTCATTCCAGCCATATTATAAGAAACTGATTCGCCGGAAGACGGGATCTGAACAGCCGTTGACGGAATCAAAACAAGATCCTTAACCACAATTCCATCAACGGCATCTGACCATTGCGTGTTGTAATCAGTCCCGTTGACTTTTACAAGGAATTGACCAGCAGACCCGCCGGAAGGAACTCCCGGCCCCGTTTCGCCCTGTGGGCCTGTTTCCCCCTGTGGGCCTGTTTCCCCCTGTGGCCCTTGTGGCCCTGTGGCCCCACGTTGGCCCCGTGGCCCTGTTTCGCCTTGCGGCCCCTGTGCTTTGATTCCTGTATCAACCCATTGCCCTATTGATCCGTTCCAGATTTCCCAATATCCGTTCTGATTAACCCTTGGATAATGCGCTACCGCTTGTTCTGCCCGTTCACAATACTGTTCTATAGTATCAATTTCAGTAATGCTATCAACACCAATGGAAGCTGGAGAAGGTTCTATATATTCTGTGAATACTGCTGTTCCAACATTGATTGATCCAAGGCGCAACCGCAGTTCTGCATCACATTCACCCGCTAAAGGTGTTTCCTGTTCTGCCGTGTTCCAATAGGCAAGGTTCTTTTCTGTTGCATCAACCGGAACAATAGCAGAATAATAATTCCCATCAGGCTTCAGAACATATAACTCAACAGAATATTGAGTCACATCAAGAGGTAAACCGTTCTGGACGATATAAACACCTACGGGGCGGTTTTTATCACCTTGTACCATGCAGAGCCGTTTAACTGAATTCCCCGGCACAATGTCTACGATTATGGTTTGTCTATTCACGATTTCACCTCCTCCTCTAATTCTTTTATTCTCTGTGTGAGACTTGCAACGGTCTTTTCAAGCTGTTCTACTTTAGCACAAAGCAAGCCAATGTAATCCAGAGACTTATAACCATTGTCATCTTTTCCAACAAGATACGGTGCAATGCTTTCGACATCTTGAGCTATGTACCCGATATGTTCCCGTTCATCTCCGTCTTTCTTTAAATCATTCCATTTAAACCTAACAGCACGAACAGATGATAGATCTGGAGCTTCGCCAATTACTGTTTTTAATCTTCCGTCTGAGCCTTGAGTTAAATAATCAGCAATCCACAGTGCGCCGCCGCCGTCCAGCGTCATAGCATTTTTTCTTGAGTTTGTGTCATGTCCACAGCCAAAAACAGCTACATAATTGCTGTTATTGTTTGCGCTAAACGTTCCGCAAACGAACTGATACTTAGTAGCAGTGTTTCCACGACCAATTACAAAAGCACATTCACCTGTTGCTTCATTTTGCCCACCGAACACAGTTGAACGGACTCCAGATGCTTTATTTTCCTGACCAGCGGCAAACGATCCGTTACCACTGGTTTCGTTGTCTGTGCCAAAGACAGCAGATCGGTGACCAGATGCGATATTACTGTACCCGCCAGCAAAAGAATAAGATCCACTTGCTCTGTTAGCGTTTCCTATCGCACAAGCATAATTGTTACTTGCTTTAGAATTTCCAATAGCAATTGAACAATCACCTGATGCTTCAGAACTTCTACCGATAGCTACGCTATCTTCTCCTGTGGCCCGTGCATAATCCCCGATAGCATAAGATCTATCCTTTGTAGTTGAAGAATTATACCCAATTGCCACGCTTGCTTCGCCAGTAGCACTACAATAATCACCAAAGGCCGCTGAACTTTTGCTATGTGCCGAACAATGATATCCAATAGCAGAACTATGATTGCCAAGCGTTTCACAAGAATACCCAGCACATACAGAATATGCGCCTGATGGGCTATTCATTCTGCCAGCAGAAAAGCTATATTGTCCGTGATCACTTCCTGATTTATAAGTGCCAAGCCGATAATAAGGAGCGGTTATATAATTTCCAGCACCATCTAAGCAAGTGCCTGTTCCAATGTGGGCTAAAGAAATGCTTGATGTGTTTTTAATACTAAACACATCTCCGTCCATATTAGCTACACCATCGTTATCAACATCTCCAATTACCTTGATACCGTTAAAATCAAAACCGCCTTTCCATGTAGTGCCGCCATCTGTACTAAATGCAAGTCCGTAATGGGTGCCATCATACTTTCCAAGTCTAATCATTCGATTAGTATCTGATGGGTTGACCATTGTTATATTTGCATTATCCCAGCTAAATTGACTATCCCCGAAAATGGTAACTTTATTAGTTTGCAATTCACCGGATGCGATGAAATTAGCTACAAACTCTCCATCAATATTCCAAGCAGTTTCATAAGTGCCATTATAACCAGTTTTACTAAAAGCAATCCCAGCATTATTAAACCGAATAACCTTCATGGCAGTGTTAATGTTATCGGTATCCATAATAAGAATTTCGTCCGGCTCGCCGTCCTGATCCGTATCATGAAGGACGATGTACCCGCCAAGATTACCAGTTATCTTATTGGATATACTTCTTGAATGTGTTTCTAACTGCGAAGAAAATTCATGTAGGACTTCTTCCATTTCCGCTGAATCAGCTATGGTTTCAGCAAGACTTTTCTTAGCAGATCCCAATTCAGCTTCAATGTACCTTTCCCGCAGAACATCCCAAAGAGTTCTCACACATTTAGCGGTAGCAGATACCCCAAGCTTTTCAAACCTCACAGAAACGGTATCACACAAATCAACCCGTTCTAAGAAGGAATCTACCTCTAAGAACTTGATTTTTAAATTAACCTTTGGAATGCCGATATCATGTGAGTTTATATAACTTTGCGCTTTTGATCTTAATTCACTTTCTGTCGGGGGTTCCTGATAATCCGAAGTAAAGTCAAGCGGAAGAATCCTTACAAAGTCATAAGTTCCGCTGGCTTCCACTACCTTTTCCGGCAAAGTAACAAGTGTATCTGATTCTGAGCGGTAATAGTACGGATAAACTCCAGTGTAAACCGCTGAATTATTTTCTTCCTGATTCATATCAAGGAGGTTTTTCCCGTACCGGATAACCACTCCACGGTTTGCACCTCTTGCGGCATTGAGAATACAATTATACCCGTCAAAATGCCATTCGCCACCATATGTATCAATCAGGCTCCCGGCTACACCGCCCATCAAAGCCCTTACGCTTTGCGGATGCTTCAGCGTCATAGTTGCAGAGCTTGACATATCAGATGAAATAGCAAATGGACAATTTATCGGATATACAGTAGTATTGTCTACCATTTTACTTATAGCCGTTTGGATGCCGGGGGCTGTGAAAGGCGCATCAATATACCCTGATAAATCGTAACTAATATGTTGTGCACTAATCGTCACAATCCCATTTATTGGTTTACTGATTGAATAGATGCGGAATGGCTGTGGCGAATCGGTGTAGTTTGGTTTTGCTACGATTATGTTCCTTAGTGCGATCTGATCAAAATGCACTCCGCTGATTGGATACTGCATTTCAAGCTCATACGGGCCATTTCTTTCTTCTTGGACTTCGCAGGAAATAGCACTTGATAGTACGCCTATTCCGAAAGTTTCCCATGATGTAGAATTAGCAGGATATAAAACAGGATACATGGCTTCCCCCTTTAGATTTCAAACCAATGAGGAACAATTGAAAGTGATTGTATATCACCCGTGAAACCAATTGTATTAGATCCCGGAAGAAAAGCGGCAAAGCCGCCAGTATTTGATGATACTTTGCTGTTCAGATTTTCACCATTCACACCATAGCAGTGCATTTCCTCACTGTCTATATAGATCCCGGTGTATGGAATATCTGTAACTGTATATTGTAGATTATTAATGGTTACAGACCCGCTCCCGGCAGAAGCCATTTTGATAAATATCGTTGGCTTTGCTTCATAAGCTGTTGGGTTTATGATATTTGCCGGAGCACTCAAAATATCAACGGGTGCTTTCCCAGAGGTTAAAAATCTTTGTGGCTTGCAAATAAAAGTAATGGTTGTTCTTCCAACTCTTCCAACTGATAGTGATTCAATATCAAGAGGCCCTTCAAAGAAAGCAATCCTGTAATGATCTGGATCAAAATCATCCCACAGTTCTGCATATCCTTGAGCGGATGTAAGCCATTCAGAAACACGGCTAAAGCCGCCGGGGACGGAGTGTTTCAAACCATCCCCGGCAACAATTGCATATTCCTGTTCAACCATTTCCCAAGCGTTCTGTAGCATGATTATTTCACCATTCCTGCCCGGAACGGTATAACGGTCAATCTTCCTTTGCGGTTTGTTGTAATTCGGATATTTCTCAATGCTGATTCCGTATTGGTCGGATCTTTCGCCATTCCAGCTAATAACGCCGTATCTTGTTCCCATCATGCGAAAGCCGCCCCCTTTCTATCAACATTTGTCCTGATTCGTTCAATAACGATATCTGCAAGTTCTCGCACGTTTTGCCCTTCCTGCCCATATACGTTAACTGTTATGTTTGCCGTATTTGATTCTTCACGCACGATTTCCCGCAGATCGTCCAAAGCACCAACAAACTCAGGCCGTTTTTCACCAACGCCGATGATGGTAGGGGATGAGAATATACCGCCCTTGTCGTACCATCTGACCCAAACAGACGGAACCTCGCCCGTTTCAGCATCGAAGTTTCCAGACATTCCGAAATGAGGTAATCTAATATGTGATGTGAAATTAAAAGAAGTTGAATTAAACGCACCTTGCATATTAGATAAGCCTTCATGGACGGCTTGAAGAGACATCGACATACCAGTACGGGCAGAACCACTCATGGTATTGAATTTTCCGCTCATGATATTGTTAGAACTTGTCATCCCATTGCTAACAGTTCGCTCGATTGAATTCATAGCGGAATTAGTTCTTGATTCCATACCATAGAAATTAGTGTTGAATAGTGCTTTATCACTCGTTAAAGATGCTTTGATCTCGCTTCCAAAGCTCTTTAATGCGGCGGTTCCTTCCGTAGCAAGAGTTTTGATTTTCTCAAGGCAAGTATCAATGCTTGTTCCAAGCGTTGTAAACTCTGTTCCGGCATTAGTTACCATAGTGCCAATAGCAGTACCAAAGTTAGCAATATTCTGGGATGCGGTTCCTCCCTTAGTTTCGTTGTTGATCTTTTTAACAGACTCAGCAAAAGTATCCATAGCCGTTGATACTCCGTTAAGACCAACGGAATAATCAACAAGCGTTTTCAGACCCGCACCAACTTGCCCGATGGATTCACCAATCTTGTTATCATATGCCCACTTAGCTTCGTGGTTGATGTTTTTAATGCCAGTAGCAACAGCACCCAGAGTAGCGGCAAGATCAATAACGCTTGTGTTATTAGCCAAATCAACACAGGCATCTGCTATTGTTTTGAAACCAGTTCCTGCATTTAAGGCGGCTTGGCCTATTGAATCAAAGACTCCAGCAAGCTTATCTAACACGCCGCTGATGCTGTTGTTCACCGCCACTATGCCATCAGAAATAGCAGTGATCATGCCGCTGATAGCATCCCCAACGGCCTTGATGGGAACTGCCAACGATTCATTGAAACCGCTGAAAGCATCAACAATCAGGGATAGGTTGGATCCAACACTATTAACTATGTCTACAATGGCCTGTCCAATCGTTTTAATCAGATCGGCAATAGAATTTATGACGGGGGAAACCTGAGAAAGCAACCCGGAGAAGCTGTCCACAATGGCGGGGAGGTTTTCAACCGTCTTTGTCAGCATTTCCGTTATGGCAGGAATATATGGTGCAATAGCTTCCACTATCTGAACAATAGTATTCCCGATAGATGTAGCCAAGCCCGTGAAACTGTCTATAATTAAGGGGAGGTTGCTGGATACAGTTTCCACCATCTGGGTTATAGCGGGAGTATATGGTGCAAGGCTTGCTACTATATCAACCACGGCCTGTGCAATTATTCCAGCCGTCTGGGTGAAGTTAGCCGCTATAACAGAAACGATGGGTTCACAGGCTGTTACAATCTGAGAAATACCAGCACTCAAGCTGGGGAATGCATCGGATACGGCAGAAATAATATTGCTCATTGCCGTGGAAAAAGCTTCAATAACACCCGGCAATGATGCGTTTATCCCGGTCAACAGATTACCAACTATTTCCCCACCAACAGAAAGCACGTTAGGCAGTTCCGAGAAAATACCCGAAACAAAATTGCTTACCGCTGTGATTGCGCTTGATATCAATTGAGGTGCATTCTGGATGATCCCGGCACCCAATTGCATGATGATTTGAGCCGCTATGCTCAGAAGTTCCGGCAAATGGGTGGACAGATCTGTAACCAAAGTTGAAATTATATTAGCCGCACTGGACATCAACAAGGGGAGATTATCCAAAATCCCTTGCAGGATGGATCTAACCATTTCAAGTCCAGATGTAGCCAATTGAGGTATTAACGTGGAAAGACTTTGAATGATCTGCGGTATCAACTGAGATATAGAAGATATCAATACAGGAAACTGCTGGATGATAGCATCAAGAACAGATGTTGTTGCCGCTATCAAGCCCGGTAAAAGGCTTGAAATAAGGCTTGTTATCTTTGGAAGGATCATCGGGGCGGCTGTCGTTATAAATGCACCAATGCCATTTATAGCCCTTTCAACAACAGGAATCAGATTATTCAGCAACCCGCCACCTTCAGAACCACCAAAAACAGTTGTCATCAAGGCATTAACGGATTGCTCAAGCCCAGCACCACCACCAGCAATAGTAGTAAGAACATTCTGCCATGCCGCTTTCGTAGCGTTAGCAGAACCGGAAATGGTGGACATTGCTTCTTTTGCTGTCGTTCCAGTGATTCCCATTTCAGTCTGAATAACGTGAATTGCAGAATACACATCACTCAGATTATTGATATCATACTTAACATGTGAGATCTTCTGAGCGTCCTTTAAAAGCCGCTCCATTTCACTTTTAGTGCCACCATAGCCCAACTTGAGGTTATCAAGCATGGTATAGTTTTGTTTTGCGAAACCCTGATAAGCAGTTTGGATAGAAGACATATCCGTACCCATTTTGTTAGCGTTATCGGACATATCCTGCATTGCCATATCCGCTACCTGTGCGGCTTTTTCTGTGTTCCCTTTTAATGATTTAATCAGGCCAGCAGAGAAACTTGTTACAGTTTCCATATACTGATTAGCGGAAACCCCAGCTGTCATATATGCCTGTTGTGCATACTGTTGCATTGTTGAGCTTGAATCTTTGAACAGGGTATCAATACCACCAACAAGCTGTTCATACTCCGCAAATGATGATACCGCTTCTTTTGCTACACCAACAACAGCGGCACTTACTCCAGCAAATGCCGTTGCCGCTATTTTCCCAACATTTTTCAGCGCACTGCCAAGGCTTGATGTAAACTTTTCGCCGGAGGACTTTCCTGCGCTATTGGCGGCGGGTTCGCTTGCTCCAGTTAGTTCCTTTGATATTGTTTTTTGCGCTCCCGCTAAAGATGGTATAATCGTTACAACAGCTTTTGCGACTTCCGTTGCTTTGCTAACGCCTTGTGCCATCTTTACCACCTCCGATCATACTAAGCCATTCTTTAGCCTTCATCACGGTTTTGAAAGCTTTGTTTGTTTTCCTCCAAGAACGTGGATATTCATTCGGCTTTTGCGGTCTTTGCTTACCGCCCTTTGCCATCATGCAAACCCGGAACCAATTTAATACATCGTAAATATCTGCTAAAATTACATTCGTTTTAAAAGTGGTTGACCATTCTGATATTTCTGGATTTGTTTCTGCTACTATTGCAGAATCTGGTTTAGCTTCATGCAAAAAAGAGCCGAGCGCACTCCACGACAGAGTGCGCCCGACATCCTCCAAGGTATAACCAGTTTGTGTAAGCAAATCACGCTCAACGGCTTGTTTGTGCGCCCCGACATATTCAGCGAGGCCCACTATTCCCCCAAGGAGATACCTTCAGCTTCCTTGTTTGCTTCAACCCATGCATCAACGATCTGTGAATATTCGTTTGCTGTGAGATTTTCTAATACTTCGGAATCAATGTACTTGGAGAAAAACTCATAAATAGATTCTTCATCCTTCATGCTCCGAAGCTCTTTCAGCTTTATGGATTTAGCAAGAGGTACACTATACACTTTACTGCCGATTTCAACAGAAAGTGTGTTGGTTGTCTGTTTTCCGTTCAGCTTGAATTTCTTAACCATTGTTTTTCACTCCTCTTTTTTCGTAAATTAAGTGGGGGTATCCTTGCTAAACTTCCAGCCACCCGTTACAGTAATACTCCAGATCAGCGCACCGGACGGAGTAAGACCAACTTCTGCAACCTCAGTAACCATACCATGTGCACAAGTCCAAATCAGGTTATCTTCTCCATCCTTGCCATAAAGCACAAAGGATTCTTCTTTAACCTTCGGGCCATCAGAAGCATCAACCGTGAAACCAGTAGTATTTTGGGTAACAGCGTCAGCACCAAATACAGTCTTCATAGACTCTTCATCAGTGCTGATAACAGGAATGCTCATGGAACCCTTTTCGGTTTCAACCATCCGAGCTACGGACAGATCCCAAAGCCGGATAGACTCAGTAGAACCAAAGGGAGTCCAAGTAGGGCCATCCTCACTGATAACACCCGCAATCTTCCATGAGGAGCTTGCACCAACAAGTTCCAGCACCGCAGAACCCGTGGTAGGCATGGTGTTAGGGGACGCAGGATCATACGGAGCATGAAAAAACATCCCGGTAGCGTTCTCATTGCCAATAGCAACATTAACTTTCATTCGACTTTACCTCCATTAAATAGTAACTTCTTCCAAGTGAGCTATAACAACCATCCGGGCAGAACACATTGCTAAATCAGGCCGAACAGGATCAGCACCCCATGAACCAGAGGATGTTACCGTAACATGGCGAATGGGTGTATCATCTCCACCCGCTTTAGCTTTTAGGATTCCAACAGCATTCCGCAGATATTCAAGGGCTTCCGCTTCATGCTTTGCCCGTGAATCTAAAGTGATCTCAAAAGCATCAATTTCGTCTGTATCACCACCGCCCACCTGTGTAACAAGGATGGAAGGAACGGTGAAATCATCAGGTAACGGTCTGCAATATGCCGTCAAATGATCCTTTAAAGCGTTTCTAACAGCTTCCTCAACATCAATTGACCGTTTGATATTCATCATTTCACCGCCCTGCTTAATGCTTTATCTTCTGCTTCTGCTACTTTGCTTTGATAATCCGTAGTAAATACAAACCCTATAGCACGTTGACTCTTATAGGATTTACCAACCCTTGTAGCCGATTCAAACCCTGTTCCACCACGGATGTTGTTAGCATTGGCCCGTGCTTTGATTCCTTCTGTAATGGTTTCAACCTGAGAAACAATTTCCGGTGAACAGAGAATATTTTGGAATCCATCGTGGTTCCATTCCAGAATTTTAAGGCTTGCCATCAACCCGACCACCTTTCAAGATTGAGTTGCATAGAACTTACCTTGCCGGAAGGGCTGTTCCAGATCTGAGGTTGACCGTTGATGGTATATACCTCATCACGATATTTAATCCTGTCACCCGCTTTAACATCCGCACAAGGTGGAAGATAACAAGTGTATCCCTCAGTGATGCCTTGAATCCTTCCATCCTGTGAAAGCATGGTTGACGATGGTTGTACGGAACAACCGCCAATTTCAAGGGTATTTGGATTTTCCCAATCTGGAATTTTGGAACCACGAATTACCTTGGTAGTGGGCCTTAACCGAATCACAATATCATTTGCCCAAGTGGGGAGCATTAGAACACCCCCTGTACACGATACGGCGTTAACGCTTCCTTGCTGTCTTCTGTAATATGATTCGCTCTTGCGGCATTTTGATAATTAGCGGAATAGGTAATAGATACCCCGCCAGCCGTTTCAGATTGAATCCCCATGCTGTTTGACATAGAATGAAGTACCTGATTTCCTATGATATCCTTAATAACGGCTATCTGATCTTCTGAGCATCCAGCGGTATACGTTACCGTTATTTTTGTTTTACGATTCATAAAAATTCGTGGAACATCAAAAACGTGCAACAGTCCGTTAGTTTCAAGAGCAAAATCAGGTAGTTCATTAACGCCGATCATAACAGAGGATATTCCGGTAACAAGTGTAGCTGGAAGCTGAATCAATAGATCACTTCCAACTGGTTTCATCCGTCCGTTCCCATATAGAATATTCTCAGAAAGAACACACTCTTTTTCCGGGAAAATATGCCATCCGCAAAAATTCCTTATGGCAGATGATGCCCCAGATATGGCCTTTGGTGTTCTGCCATCTCCAAGAAACTTATTTGCTGTCATAGCATCATATTCTATGGGTGTTAGCAAGTCGGGGAGTTTGTCCGCATCATTGATGATATAACCCCACGTTGTTACCATACTCATTTTGTTCCCACCTTCCGGGATTTGTTGGAAGGCTTAACCGCTTTATCTTCCGGTTTAACCGCCTTTTCAGACGGCTTGACCGTATTCAATTCTACCGCCCCTTTGGGCTGTTCTCCCTCTTCAAACTGGAATTGCGCCCCGTTAAAGAGATAGTTTTTCAGCATCGGTTTTCACCGCCTTTCAAACATTTGGGGGAGGGAAGCCCCTCCCCCGTGTTTATTAATTAAGAACCCTTGGTCAGCTTCTTGAAGCCAGCGGGACGGCGCACCGCAAGAGCAAGCCTTTCTTCCGCACGGATGGTCATCAGGTTTTTGACGAAATCATCCTCATTGGTGTTGACAGCTTCAACACTCACACCGCCATTGCTAACTACGGAAGCGCAAGTTTTGAAAGCACCGACAACGATGGTGCCGGAAGTCACAGAAGCGGATACGGTCACCGGAATGCCCCACAGGCTGGGGATATCCTGAGAGCCGAAATAGCCGCCACCATAATAAATGCCATCATGCTTGCCAACCCGGAGAATATACCAATCAGCAGGATTCATCACAACAGCATCAGCGGCAAAGCCCGTCTGATTCTGGACATCCATAGCCGCTTGCAGGATAGCATCCGCAATATCAGTAGCGGTTCCGGCGGCGGCATAAGTTCCGGTCTGAATGCCGGAAGTCGCAAGCAGATCCGTTACAAGCTTGCCCTGTTCAACAAGGCCAAGTTCATACAGAAGCCGTCCGTTAATAGCAGAAGCAAGGAACGGATAATCATTAATGTATTCATCGGATTCCTTGATATGGCAAGCAACCTTCGCCAGAGAAACGGTTTTTGGAGTAGGATCAGCAAAGTGAATCTGTGGTTTCTCGCCGCCCTCAGATGTAACAGCGGGTGCACCCTGAATAGCACCTTCAATGAGATAAACCAGAGTGGAACCGCTAATCTGCTCTGCACCGAACAGATCACGAATAACCAGAGGAGTACGGGCCGCAGTCACAACATTGCGATCAAAAGTAGTAGCAAAATCAACAGCCCCGGCGGGAGAAGTCTGGGTATCAGTAGCCGCCTTAAAAGAGGGAGCGGAAATATCAAACTTCTTAGCGTGATTGCTCTTCTTCACAACCTCAACAAAATTTTCACCCAGATTCCGGGCTTTCTTCTCTTCCATCGTTTCTTCCTCGCTTTCTTTCTTACCAATTGCATTCAGCAGATTGGCTTTCTTCTCAGCCGCTTCAATTTCAGCGGTTTTGGTTTCAATTTCCTTCTGAAGCGTCATGCCCTCATTAATGGCTTCCTGATCATCCGCTTCAATGCGTTCTTTCAGCCCGGAAAGCTTCTCTTTCAAGGCTACAAGCTCTTCTTTCATGCTCATGATTACTTAACCTCCATTGATTTAATGTATTCCAGAAGGTTCGCCTTTTCTGAGT